AAGATTATAAAGAAACAATTGAGAATGAACAAAAGTGAACACATAAAAAAGGCATTAATTGAAGCATTAGAAAAATCATTAGGTATTGTAACTACTGCGTGTAAACAAGTAGGCATCGGTAGAACTACCTTTTATAATTATTACAATGATGATTTAGAATTTAGAGCACAAGTAGATGATATAGCCAATATGAGTTTAGACTTTGCTGAAAGCAAACTGCTTGAACAAATCAAAGACAATTCAACAGCAGCCACCATATTTTATTTAAAAACAAAAGGTAAGAAAAGGGGCTATGTAGAAAGGCAAGAGATTACTGGTGCTGATGGTGTGCCGTCAAATGTAAAAATAGAAATAATTAAAAATGCAGATAAGCCTAAAAACTAATATTGTATTTGAGCATTTAGTAAACAGCAAAAAAAAAATAATAGTCAATCAAGGTGGAACCAGATCAGGAAAAACATTTAATATTATTTTATATATTATTTTTTATTATTGTCTTAATAACTCTAGTAAGACTATCACAATTTGTCGTAAGACTTACCCAGCATTAAGAGCAACTGTACTTAGAGATTTTATAAATATATTGCGTGAGCATAATTTATACAACGAAGATAATCACAACAAATCAAGCAGCGAGTATAATCTTTTTGGAAACCTAATTGAATTTATTTCATTAGATCAACCTGTAAAAGTACGAGGAAGAAAGCGTGACTTGTTGTTTATAAACGAGGCCAACGAATTGTATTGGGAAGATTGGCAGCAATTATTATTTAGAACAAGCGAAAAGATAATACTTGATTATAACCCAAGTGAAGAATATCACTGGATATATGACAAAATAATACCAAGAGAAGATACAGACTTTTTAAAAACTACCTACAAAGACAACCCATTTTTAGAACAAGCATTAGTTGAAGAAATCGAAAGGCTACAATACACCGATGAACAATACTGGCAAATCTATGGGCTTGGTGAAAAGGGCGTTAGCAAAGCCACAATATTTAATTACGTGGAATGTAATCAGATACCAGAAGATGCCGAGTTTGTATCTATGGGTATGGACTTCGGCTTTACAAACGATCCTACGGCATTAGTATCGGTATGGAAGAAAGAATCAAATTTGTATATAAAAGAATTATTATACAGAACAATGATGACAACAGGCGACATACATAGTTATTTAAAACAAACAATCACAAAAGAATTAATATATGCCGATAGTAGTGAGCCACGAATAATAGAAGAACTTAGGCGTATGGGTTGGAAGATCCGTGCTAGTTTGAAAGGCAGAGATAGTGTAAACGCAGGTATTGATTTATTGAAAAGGTTTAAGATTCATATACACAAAGATAGTACCAATGCTATTCAGGAATTCAGGAATTATAAATGGAAAGAGGACAAAACAGGAAAGCTTACCAACACGCCAGAGGATAAAAACAACCACATAACAGATGCAGTTAGATATGCAACTTATTCAATATTAAGTAAACCAAACTTTGGCAGGTACGCAATTCAATAGAAAAATTTGGAAGATCTAAAAATATTTATTATTTTAGTGTTATAAATAAATATAAATAAAATGAAAAATAAATTTAAAATTATTGGCTATCATCTTGACTTTTATTGTGGTCATAAATTTATGGGATCAATGAAAACCGAAAAACCAGAAGATGATCTATATGGATATTACAGCAGAAAAAAGTATGTATGTGATAAAGATATCAAGCTTGGTAAAAAAACAATAAGAAAAGGTATTGAATATTACACCGAGGTTGTGCCATTGATGGGTAAGTTTCAAGGAACGCAAGAAGAAAAAATACAGCATATGTTAAAATCAAAAGTTCGCTATGGGATTTAATAAATATCAATTTATAGAAGAACTACGAGAGCATCTTGTTGATGAATTCGGCTGCCCACATTGTGCTGACGAAAAAGGCGAAAAATATGAAGAACCAAATCAAGATGATGTTTACGAATATATTAGCCAATATTGTGAAAACCAAACAATATATTACTACAAATGCTGGGACATATGTAAAGAATTAGCTGCAACTGATTTTCATATTGAGGAACTAGGAATCAAAGCAAGAAATATATCAGATTTAGCCTATTGGTCATTGAGATCTTTCATTGACGAAGAAATGGGCGTTTATAACCCAAAACCAAAAAAAGATGAATCACTTTGCAAACAATAGCATAGAATACCTACGTAAAAAAAGAAAACACCCAGCATTAAAAGATGGTTGGGACAAGTTGTCGAGAGAACAACAAGTACAAGAAATGCTTTACTGGAAACAAAAAAGGTAAAGTAGTTTTTTCATTATATGTTTAGTTTAATTAAGGGTGGTTGTGAGACTGCCCTTTTTTTTTATAAATTAGTAAATAAAATTGTTATATAATTATGAGAATTAAAATCAATATACCAGAAAGTTTGCACGATATTACATTAGGGCAGTATCAAGATTACCTGGAAGCACAAGAGAAAATTGAGGATGATTATCAGCTAGGATCTAGAATGATAGAAATATTTTGTAACATTCCTGTTAAAGATGTTTTTCAATTTAGAATGAGTCATATTACAAACATACAAAAAACACTTATAAAGATCTTTGAACACAAAACAGAAAGTTTGATTAACAGGTTTATAATACACGACATAGAGTTCGGTTTTATTCCAAGCCTTGATGAAATGACATTTGGTGAGTATGTTGATATTGATACCTATATAAAAGATTGGAAGCAAATGCATAAAGCTATGGCTGTTTTATATCGGCCGATAGAAGCAAAATATGATGATAGATATAACATAGTTGCCTATGATGGTGGAGAAACTGATATTATGAAAGATATGCCTTTGTCCGTTTGCTTTTCTTCAATTGTTTTTTTTTACAATTTAGGAATAGAGTTGTCGCAAATTATGATGGCTTATACGGAGCAGATGAGTCCGACACAAAAACAGCAATTGGAGGCTTTGGAGCTAAATGGGGGTGGTATCAGTCAATTTTCGCACTCGCTAAAGGTGATGTTAGAAGATTTGAAAATATCACTAGATTAAATATGCATCAATGCTTAATGGCATTAGAATTTATAAAAGAAAAAAACGACTTAGAAATGAAACAAATAAAAAATAGAGGATGAGTGGAGCAAGAGGTTTTTACTTATTAACTGAAACAATCAAAACAAACTTGTTGGCTGATGAAAATGTAAACACAGTTACAACAGGTGATATAACTAAAATAGATTTATCCAAGCAAACCATATACCCATTGAGCCACATAATAATAAACAACGTATCACAAGAAGATCAAATATTAAGATTTAATATAAGTGTATTTTGTATGGATATAGTTGATACAAGCAAAGAGGAAACTACTGACATTTTTAGAGGCAACGACAACGAACACGATGTTTTAAACACACAACTTGCAGTTGCTAATAAATTGATTGAAACATTACGTAGTGGTGATTTATATACAACTAAATATCAGCTTGATGGTGTTGTTAGTTGTGAGCCTTTTTATGATAGATTTGAAAACGAAGTTGCTGGTTGGGTTGCTACAATGGATATACTAATACCAAATGATATAAATATCTGTTAATGGAATTAAATAAATTAAATAATATTATGCGTGAGTTTGTTCGGCAAGTAGTTGTCGATGCTAGAGCAAATGTGCCTTTTGAAAAAACAAGTGGCAAATTAAAGAGCAGCATTAATGGTGATTATATTCCTGAAACACAAACGGCCTTTTTTACTATGGAAAAATACGGAAAGTATCAAGATCTTGGTGTAAAAGGTACACAAAGTGGGGAAAGTGTAGGAAAAAAATACTATGGCTCACAAGCAAGAGAATATAAATACACAACCAAAATGCCACCACCAAGGGCGTTAGATTCTTTTGTTGTGCGTAAAGGTTTTGCACCTAGAGATTCTAGGGGTAGATTCCTACCAAGAGCAGTAAATAAAGTAGGCTTTCAAAAGTCAGTAGCATTTTTAGTTGCAAGATCAATATTCGGAAAAGGAATAAAGCCGTCACTTTTTTTCACAAAACCATTTATAAAATATTATAAGGATCTACCAAATAAAGTTGCACAAGCCTTTGGTGATGATTTTGAAATTGCAATAACTAAAACATTAAACACATAATGGCAATACAGAAAGTAAATATTAATACACCTATTTATATCAAGATAGCTAACAGCACCCTTGCAAGTTGTCAGCTTACGATAGCAATATATACTGGTGCGTTTCAAACCTCACCAACAACAACATATACACTACGAAAAAATGAAGTGGCTGATAACAACTATGTAATATTTGAAATAGGAGAACTAATAAAAGATTATATAGATTACGACTTCAGTGGGACTTTTGGAAACAATGGTATTAATTTATGGGTGCAAACAACTGCAACACCTTTTAATAGTAGCAATACAGCACTTGATGCAATCACAACAATAATGATGGCTTTTGATGGGTATGGATATTTTGAAGAGGGCTTTACAACTGTATCAACAACTAACAGTGCTACAACTCAAACGCTAAATGCTTACAAGGGTAGTAGTTTTTTGTTAATGTCAAACTCAAAAATTATTAGAAAAACAAGTGAGATTTTAAAAATACCAGTGGTTGCAAATTTAAGTGTAAACTCTGGCTCTGATACTTATACAGGTGCAACAACCGTAACATTTAAAAATGGAGCATCAACAGTATCAAGTGTTACAATTTCTACTGGTGTTACAAACACTTCTGGTATGATTGAGTATGCTACAAGCACAACGGCAACAATAACTTCTGTTGAGGTAGCAAGTTCATTAAAAACAACAACGCTTGAAGTTATAGAAGATACTTGTAAAAAGTTTGATAATGTAGAGGTTTACTTTATAAACAAACAAGGTGCAATACAAAGAGCAAACTTCTTTCTAAAATCTACACAAACATTAAACGTAACTAAAGAAACTTTTAAAAGCAATACACTAACAACAGCAGCCAACTATTCAAAGAACAACCATCAGTATAAAACAAGAAATATGAACAGCAGACAATCACTTACAATTAATAGTGGTTATGTGCCTGATGATTTTAACCAGCTTATTGAAGAAATATACGTATCATCAAGGGTTTGGATAAATGGTACAGCCATTGGTGGTGATGCTAATACAAGACCACAATATTACCCTGTAATTGTAGAAAGTAAAAGTGTAACATTCCAAACAAGTTTAAATGATAGACTTGCAAATTATCAGCTACAATTAATTTATGCTTACGATAGAATTAATACCATCAGATAATGAACAAGGTAGGTTTAGCAATACCAGATATTATATTAAATGCACCCCAACCAGATCCTGATTTATGGCAAAATGAAAGTAAATTGTGGCAAAACGCCACTAGACTTTGGAATGAAAATAATTTGATTACCGACATAGATTATCAAAGATTAGATTTATTTGAAGATGAGCAAATAAAACTTACACAAACCATACAGGATATAAAAGACATTGAAAAAGTATTTACCGACTTCAGTCAAAGCTTTAATTTACCAGCATCAAAAATAAATAACAGACTATTTAGACATTATTATAGAACTGATATACAACTAACAACTTTTAGTGATGAAGTATTTAATGCCAATACAAAATTAACTGCAAGACTAGAGCTAAACTACCGACCATTTCGACAAGGCTATATAGTTTTAAATCAAGTCAAACTAAAAAATAATCAGCCAAGTTCTTATAACATAACTTTCTTTGGTGAAACAATCACACTAAAAGATAGATTAAAAGATAGAAAATTAAGCAGCTTAAACTTTAGCCAATATAACCATAACTATAATGTGGCAACAGTGAAAGAGGGTTTAGAAACCTTTGTTTCGACATTAAATGGCACGACCACTTCAACGGCACATATTATTTACCCTTTAATATCACATACACAGAGATTTATATATGATAGCACGGCACAAGGTGTATTAACCACACAAGCAAGATCCGATACAACTAGAAACTTATACGCACCATCAAGTGGTGCAAGTCAAAGCACAAGTGGTAGTGGTGATACTGAAAGGCTTGGTACAACAAAGGGTTTACAGTTCAATGATTTGAAACCAGCTATAAGGGTGATAGATATTTTAGATGCAATAGAAAATGATGCTGATATTGATTTGCAGTTTACAACAGACTTCTTTACAACAAGTGGATATTTTGGTGATTTGTATATGTGGT